ACCCAGTCGCGCCCTTTCCGGGGCACGACTCGGTGGACTTGGCCGCTCCTATAAGGTAGGAGCGGATCCGGTTCTTCATGGAAGAACTGGTTCAATCCACCATGTCCTTGGCCATCACGTAATACTACCTTAGTACGGGTAGTGAGAACGAGATGCTCTTCTCGGTGCAGATGATTATTCCACCTACTTGGTAGATGGTCTAAACACCGACCTACAAACGAAGAGAAACCAAGGACCCCATCGCCCACGCCTACCACAGGGAGCTTCTTACGCTCCTGTGGAGGTACTGTCTTCTGGATGAAGTCAGCAGAGTGCCAGAACCCTTTCTTATGAAAGTTGTTCGAACACTCCACGACCGACTCCAAGGACGTGGGGGAAGAGCTGTAAACTTCCCTAAAGTACGCTGGTGTCACATCGACACCATCGTACGCATCCATGCCACATGACTCCCGGAACTTACCGGTTGGGTGCGACTTGGTGCGGTTTACTCTAAGGAAGAGTGACTCTAGAAGAGCCACTAGCACCGGATATGCGTATGTCGGAACGATGATATCATCGCCGAATACGCGGACCTGGTCAGCTCCGATGGTAGCACTACGCCAACCTTCCTTCTTCGCAGCCAGTGAGACCGCATGTATTGCTACAAGCGAAAACACTATAGACTGGATTGGGAAGGTCAGGGCACTACCCTGAGTGGCAAACTTACGCAAGCGTAAGAGTTCACCACTAGGGAGTCTGGTCGTCCTCGTACGACTAGCATGAAGCGCATCCAAGAGGTTGTGATTCCCTTGAAATACGAACTCTACTAGCCGAGTAGTTAGCCTGTCACTAGCCGACTTTAAGTCGACAGTGCAAAACTCACCACTACGAGACCCTTCCAGAGCAAGCCGCTGTGAAGCGCCCTGGTCTCTGAAGTCAATAGAACTCTTAAGGAAAGTTCTCTTAAGTCGTTCTTCGATCCATCTGAAGATCCCTTGTTGGATCCACTGATGGGCCGTAGGTTCTGCAGCAATAAGCCGCGGTCCCGATTGATCTTTA